TCCGTTAACCATCAGGAGCACAGCTACAGGCACACGTGCTGACAACTTATCCGCTTAACTCAATGGAGGAACCCATTATGAAAAAGATACTGATTCTATTCACCCTGGTAATGATTGCCGCCCTGTTCGGCAGCATTGCCTTTGCTGACCCGGCCCAGGCCGATCTGTTTACCTGGTCCATGTTGCTTGGTGGTGGCGCAGCCCCTGCTCTGGTCATCGGTGCTGACACCTTGCGCACTCTTTTCCGTGGATTTAAGGCCACTTTTAACAAAGGATTTGGTGGTGTCACCAGCCAGTGGGAAAAAATCGCCACGCGTGTCCCGTCATCGACATCCAGTGAAGATTATGGCTGGCTCGGTCATATCCCAGGCATGCGCAAATGGATCGGTGATCGCCAGATCAACAACATCAAAGCCCATGGTTACAGCATTAAAAACGATGAGTTTGAAGATACGATCGGCGTGCCGCGCACGGCCATTGAAGATGATCAGTACGGCATCTTTTCGCCGCTCATGGAGAGCATGGGGCAGGCCGCCGCAACGCATCCAGACGAACTGGTATTTGAACTGCTCGCCGCCGGGTTTGAAACAGCCTGCTATGACGGTCAGTATTTCTTCGACACCGACCATCCCGTGATTGACAAAGATGGAAATGTTCAAAGCGTCAGCAATATGGCGGACGGTGCAAACTCTCCCTGGTTCTTGCTCGATACAAGTCGCCCACTTCGCCCCATCATTTTCCAGGAACGTAAAAAGCCGAATTTCGTCTCTAAGGACGATGAAAAGGACGATAACGTTTTCATGCGGGCGCAGTATGTCTATGGCGTCGATAGCCGTTGCAATGTCGGCTATGGCTTCTGGCAAATGGCCTACGGCAGTAAGGCAACATTGAATGGCGACAACTTCGACGCGGCCATGCAGGCCATGCTTTCTGTCAAGGGTGACCATGATCGAAAACTCGGCATTCGCCCGACAATCTTGGTGTGCGGTGCAAACAATCGCGCTGCGGCAAAAGCGGTATTGAAAGCCCAGTTTATCGACGGTGGCAATACCAACACCAATTACGACGAAGTCGAATTGATGGTCGTGCCCTGGCTTGACTAACCTTTAACCGTTCTTATCTCAGGGTGGCACCCGCCGCCCTGAGTTTAAAAGGAGTTTAAACGATGATCAAAATCACATCGAAAAAGGCCGGTTTCCGTCGCTGCGGCATTGCCCACCCCACCACGGCAACCGAATACCACGACGGCAAGTTTACCGCCGAACAACTCAAGCAGCTTCAGGCCGAACCGATGCTGGTGGTCGAAGTGATCGCCGGAGATCCTGACACCGGCGATGACGCAAAAGTACCGACCGCCAAAGAACTGATCGCACTGATTGAGCAGGCTGAAACCGTGGAAGCACTCAACGCCTTGCTGCCCGAAGGCGAAAAACGCACCACCGTGCTCGAAGCCTACAAAAAGCGTGGCGAAGAACTGACCAAGGCGGCGGAGTAATAGGCCATGTACGCCACCATTCAGGACATGATCGATCGCTATAGCCAGGACGAAATTACCCTGGCATTTGACACCGACCAAGGCGGCACGCTCGATGAAACAACGGCCAATAAAGCCCTGGAAGACGCCACAGCGGAAATTGATGGCTACCTGGTCGGCCGTTACGACACGCCCTTGTCCTCGCCTCCAGCCGTGCTGGTGCGGCTGGCGGTGGATATTGCCCTGTACCGTGGCAGCATACTCGGCGCTCAAACCGAGGAAAAGCGCACCCGCTACGAAGATGCCGTCCGGTTCCTCACCAAGGTGGCCCAGGGGGACATCTCCCTGGGCCTCGAAAAACCCAGCCAGGGCGGCAGCGGCGGTGCCAGTTTCGTGGCTTCACCGCGTCTCATGGGACGTGGCCGCATGGATGGCCTGCTGTGAGCGGCACCGGCATCCGCGTCGACGACGCCGATCTGCTCCGGCTGTGCGATCGCCTCAATCAGCTGGCGACGTTAACCGATCGGGATCTCATCCCGTTGCTGCGTGATGCCGGTGCCCTGGTCGAGAGCCAGACCCGGCGGCGCATTGAAGATGAGGAAGGCGCGCCGGATGGCACCCCATGGGAGCCGTGGTCGGCGCGCTACCTCAATACCCGGCACGATAACCAGCAGATCCTCATCGGTGAGGGAGATCTGCTTGACAGCATCACCTGGGAGCTGACCGGCGACGGTGTCGAAATCGGCACCAACCTGATTTATGGCGCGATCCACCAGTTCGGTGGCGAGGCCGTCGGCATTCCCATTCCGGCCAGACCGTATTTAGGACTGTCGCCGGACAACATGGACGAATTGGAACAACTGACCGAGAACTTTTTTAACAGGATGCTGCAATGACCATCAACGAATTCAGCACAGCCGTTGCGGCAGCCGTCAAAGAGACGCTGCCCGACCTCAAAGCCTGCACCACCCATCCGGGCCGCTTCGGTCTGGATGAAGTCAAACGCCTGGCAACGCGGGTGCCCGCCGTCTACGTCGCCAGTATGGGCGTTGTCGCGGTGGATGAAGTCGATGACGGTTCGCGCGATGTCACATTGCAGATGGTCGCCTACGTGTTGACCAAAGACATGCCCGGCCTGGCCAAAGAGGTCAGCGTCAGCAATATCGTCAGTGTGCTGGTGGCCTGGTTGCCGTCCCGCCGCTTTGGCAAAACACACCCTGCGCAAAAGGTCACCGCGCAGAATTTCTACAGCGGCACCATCGACAAAACCGGCGTCGCCATTTGGGCCGTCACCTGGCGGCAGACCATCCGCATGAGCGAAGAGGATCTGGTCGAAGACGGCATCATTCCCACCGACGTCTATGTCGGTGTCACCCCGGATGTCGGGCCGCCACACATTGACGATTACGTGGAGGTCACCGCCGATGAATGATGATCTGGCCTTCCGTGTCACCGAGATCGAGCGCCGTCTGGCCAACGTGCTGCGTGTCGGAACGGTGAAAAAACTCGACGATGCCGCTGCTCGCGTCACCGTCACCATTGGCATCATCACCACCACCTGGCTGCCATGGCTGACCCGGCGTGCCGGAGAAGATCGCAGCTGGTGGGCACCGGAACAGGGCGAACAAGTGATGGTGCTCAGCCCCGGTGGAGATCTCGCCCAAGGCGTTGTCCTGCCAAGCATTTACCAGAGCAGCTACCCGGCCCCGGCAACCACCAGGGACAAAAGCCGCATCGAATTTAAGGACGGCGGCTTTGCCGAATATGACCGCGAGAGCGGCAAGCTCATCGTCTCGGCCGAGGGCCTGGTGCAGATCATCGGCAAAGGCACCGTTGAGGTTATCGGCAAAGACGGTGGAACGGTAAAAGGCTCGGTCCAGGGCGACTGCCTGTGTACCTACACCGGCCAACCGCATCCGCACATCTCACCAACCGTAAAGGAGTCGTTCTGATGGCCCTGAGTGCAGCGAGCATGCGTGACAAAATTAAGGCCCACATGGCACAAGTTGCCGCCTATCAGGGCAGTGACAATGCAGACGCCTTGGAATACCGCGATGCAGCGTTGGAAGCAATGTGCGCAGGCATCATCGAAGAAATCGTCGAAAACGCCGTGGTGGAAACCACTAGCGGCGCACCCGATAGCGAACATGAAGGAAAGGTTTACTGACAATGGCAAAGAAGACGAAAACAGCGGCGGCTGACACATACACCGTGGCCAAGCCCTTCGATCTGGACAACATCCCCCAAATCCTCGGCGCAACGATCACACTGTCACCGCGTCAGGCTAAATATTTGCTGCTTGACGGAAAAATCAAGCGTGATTTGAAAACAACCAAGAAAACGGAGGTAACCAATGGCTGAGACCTTTTTACATGGGGTTGAGGTGCTTGAAATTGACGACGGAATCCGCCCGATCACCACGGTACGCTCTAGCGTCATCGGACTGATCGGCACCGCGCCGGACGCTGATGCAACCGCATTCCCCCTGAACACGCCGGTCCTCATTGCCGGCAGCCGAACAGAAGCCGCCAAGCTCGACACTGTTGGTGATGGAGCCGGAACGCTGCCGGATGCCATGGACGACATTTTCGACCAATGCGGAGCAGTGGTTGTTGTTGTCCGTGTTGATGAAGGAGCGGACGAAGCCGCCACGCTGACCAACATCGTCGGTGGCATCGATGTCGCTACGGGTCAATACAAAGGCGTCCAGGCATTCCTCGCCGCAAAGTCTATCCTCGGTTATGCACCCAAGATCCTGTGTGCGCCTGGCTTCACCAGCCAGCGGCCAGACGATCTTGCCAACCCGGTTGTCTCAGAATTGCTCAGTATTGCCGATCAGTCCCGCGCTGTCATTGTCGCCGACGGGCCAAACACTAACGATACCGATGCAGGTCAATGGGCCGGTGATTTCGGTAGCCGCCGTGTCTATGTTGTCGATCCAGGCGTTAAGGTGTGGGACGACACCACCAGCACCTATATTGATCGCCCGGCATCAGCCCGTGTCGCTGGTCTGATCGCCAAAAGCGACAATGAGCGTGGCTTCTGGTGGTCGCCCTCCAACCGTGAAATGTACGGCATCGGTGGCACCACCCGCGCTATTGACTTTACCCTGGGCGATGCGAACAGCCGTGCCAACCTGCTCAACGAACAGAACATCGCCACCATCATCAACCAGGACGGCTATCGCCTGTGGGGCAACCGCACCCTGTCGTCGGACAGCAAGTGGGCGTTTTTGAGCGTTGTTCGCACGGCTGACATGATCAATGAAAGTATCCTGGCCGCGCACCTGTGGGCCGTCGATCGCAATATCACCAAGACCTATGTCGAAGATGTTCTCGAAGGCGTCAACGCCTACCTGCGCAACCTTAAAGCCAAAGGCGCAATTCTCGGCGGCAGCTGCTGGGCCAATGAAGAGTTGAACACCGCCGACCAAATAACTCAGGGCCACGTCTATTTCGATTACGACTTTACGCCGCCATATCCTGGAGAACGTCTCACCTTCCGGTCCCACTTGGTAGACGACTACATTGAGGAGGTCTTCGCATGATTGCCGAAATCCTGAAAAACATGAACCTGTTCATTGATGGTCGTGGCTATGCCGGGGTCAGCGATGAATTGACTCCGCCAAAGCTCACCATGAAAACCGATGAATACCGTGGCGGCGGCATGGACGCTCCGGTAGATCTCGAAGTCGGCATGGAAAAACTCGAAGCCAACTACACCTTGTCGAAATACGACAGCGATGTGCTTAAACAGTTTGGACTGGCGCCGGGCAACTTGGTGCCGCACACCTTCCGTGGTGCCATTGAAACTGAGGATGGCACGGTCAAGGCCGCAGTTATCAACCTGCGCGGCATGCTCAAAGAACAGGATATGGGAACCTGGAAGCCTGGAGAACGTGCCACGCTCAAAGGCACAATCGCCGTGCGCTACTACAAGCTGACCCTTGACGGTGAAGTGATCCACGAGATCGATGTTGAGAACATGATCCGCATTATTGGCGGTGTCGACCAGCTCGCTGAACAGCGCACCGCCCTTGGCATGTAAATAGGCCTTTAAAAGGAGTTTAAGACAGTGAAGAAAATTATTTTGAAATATCCCGTCACCGTCGATGGCCAGGAACACCAGGCCATCACTATTCGCCGTCCTCGCGTCAAAGATCATCTGGCAGTGGCAAAAATGAAAGCCAGCGAAGCTCAACAGGAAGTGTGTCTCTTTGCAAACCTTACTGAAGTATCGCCAGCGGTTATTGAAGAGCTTGATCTTATTGATTACCAATCGCTGCAGGATACCTATCGTGATTTTTTGACGCCCGACCAGGAGACCTCAAGCGAATAGTCGTCCTGGTCAATAGCTACACCCATTGGTCTTACAGTGATTTGATTGGGATGGAAGTCGAGGAACTGATGGACTGGTGGAACATTATTAAGGATGTTCACAAGAAGAAGTAGCGATGAAAAACTGTGCTGGAGGCCATAGAGACCCTCCAGCACAGAGCAGGTTTAACCGAGAATTGCTGGCTTTGATGTGGTTCGCTCTTTCGGTTGAACAAGCTGATGCATCAGGTTGGTCAAGATCCCCACTGTAAAAGCTGTTGGGATGCAGAGAAAAAGAGCACAGATAAATCCAAGAAAGAAAGCGGTGGACAATGCTTCACAATGTGGTACCGCGATGAAGGTTGCTCCACACCAGATGGCAATAAAAATGATATTTGCCGGGAAGAATTGACGCATGGACAAATCCTTATCAATAGGCGTAGTCGTTGGTGCCACGCTGGCTGCCAGTTTTCCTGGTGCGATCAGTGGCGCTAAACAACAGATTAACACGCTTGGCGCAGCAATAAAAGATTTGTCCGGTAAGCGTGGGCTGATCGAGCGTTTTGAAAAAGACCAGGTCGCCATTGAGAAAACCCGGTTGAAATTAAGCCAAGCGCAAAAAGAAGTCTTGAGGGTCAAGGCTGCTTTGCGAAAAGATTCTAAAAACAGCGGCCTGGCAAAAGATCTTGAGGTGGCTCAACGGCAATCTGAAAAGCTGTCAACGGCTCTTGAAAAACAGCGGGACAATTTGCAGAAAAGCCAACGGGCCATGGTTAATTCTGGTGTCAGCGTTAAAGATGTTGCCCATGAATACACTCGCCTTGGCCGCGAAATTGAAAGAACCGAAGCAAAGTACGCCCGCCTGAAAAAGCGTATGTCGCAACGTGATGCCGCCAAAGGCCGTGTCATGGATATGCGTGGTGAAATGCTCGGTGCCGCAGGCCTGCTCTATGGTGCCGGTAGTCTGGTCGGCGAGGCCATGGATTTTGGCCGCAGTGCGACACGATTATCCACCGTCATGAACGCCGAAAACGTCGGCAAGGAACTGGCGAAATCGCGCCGTCATGCCTTGGCCTACGCCCGTAAAAGCCTCGCCAATGAAACCGATCTCCTCAATATCGAGTATGCCCTAAACTCTGCCGGGCTGGATGCGGCAACGGCCCGTGCCGGATCTGAAATTGTTTCAAAAGTTTCAACTATCACGGAAGGTGCTGCGGAGCAGGTTGGTGAAGTTGTGGCGACCACCTTTAATAATCTCGGTGGGGCACTTGAAGGCTCTACCGTTGAGCGTCTGCAGCGCATTGGCGATGTGCTGACAAAAACACAGTTCAAATTCCAGCTACGGGATTTCTCACAGCTTGGCGAATCGTTCAAAATGGCAACCCCGGCCTTGGCGCAATACAACGTCAACCTGGAGCAGGGTGCAACACTGCTCGGTGCGTTGAACTCTGCCGGACTACAGGGGAGCATGGCGGGAACGGCTCTGACTGCAACTTTCCGTAACTTGTCCAAGGCTTCAGAAGAGTTTGGTTTCGATATGTCGCGTGGTTTCGATGGTGGCCTTGATGTCATTGCCACGCTTCAGGCCATGTCAGACGCCATCGGTGGTTTTGACAACATGGAGCAATCCACCATTGATGATCTGCAACGTGTCTTCGGTGACGAAGGGATCAGGATGGTGTCACTGCTTGGCCCAAAGTTGCACGAACTATCAGAGGCACAAAAGGATGTCGCTGACAGTTCCAGGGGCATTGTCGATGCCAGCTATCAGAAGTTTATGGACGATGGCCGCGGGCAACTGACTCTTTTCACAAGCAATGTCAGGACACTTGGTCTGGCCTTTGCCGGGACTTTGCTTCCGGCTGTAAATGCGGTGTTACGTCCGATTACCGGCATGGTTGGCCATATCGGAATATTTGTCGAAAAATATCCAGCAGTAAGTAAGTTTATCACCGGAGCCGTTGTCGGGTTCACCCTGTTTAAAGGCGCGTTGATGGCTTCAGCGGCAGCCCAGTGGGCGTTTAACGCGGCAATGATGGCCAATCCGATCGGGCTTATTGTCGCTGCACTGGGTGGGGCTGCGGCGCTGATTGTTCACTATTGGCAGCCGATTACAGGGTTCTTCAGTTCCATGTGGTCCGGCATTAAGAGCCTGTTCAGTCAGGGCGTGGGATTTTTGACCAAGATCTGGGAGCGTAGCCCTGTCGGCTTGCTGTTTAAAGCCGGACAAAAACTGGCTGGATTCATCGGTGATCTGTTCGGAGATGACGACGATCCGCAGCCAGGTGTTGATGATCAGCTTCCAGGCGATAGTCGTTCTGACTCTGGCGTGAAAGTCGGTGCCAGCATGTCACCACGGTCTCAGCGCCAGCGCGCAAATGTCAGTCCTGCAGGTTTGGCCGCCGAGATCGCCAGTGCGCAGCCAGCGCAACAGGCCGTGAATCAATCAACCAGTATCTCAGCGCCGATCACCATCCACGCCACACCCGGCATGGACGAACAGGCCGTGGCTCAAATAGTCACTGACCATTTGACTGAGCAACAGCGCCGTGCAGAGGCCAGACAGCGAGGCAATCTCTATGACTGAAGTCATGATGGCCCTAGGTGAATTTCGCTTTTCTTTGGATACGGCAGCCTATCA